TCCGAATGCTGCACGCCTTTATCAGGCGCTGGGTCAGATACTTTGGCTCGATTCAGCCACTGGTGATGCCGCAACAGATGAGGAAAAGCTCGAAGCTCTTGCAGTATTCAAGGCAAACTTGAAACAGGAAATTGGAATTGACCGCATCAACACCATGCAAGATGAGGTTTACTGCACACTTGTCAACCCGATGGAGTTCTGATGAACAAAACCACGACTCTTCGTTTCACTTATGACGAACTACTTGGTTTACTTGATTCCGTAGAATCTGTCTTTCCAGAGAACCGCAGTGATGAAGAAAATGCCACTCTGGATCGGCTAACTAAGCGTCTTAATCAAGCACTCACCCGATTGGAGAACTGATCAATGCCGTACTTACCTGATCTCAACCCCCCGAAACCACTTGACCCAGGTGCCCGACTTCTGTATGCAACCAGGCTCCGAAAAGCTCTGGAGGAGCTGATGACCGATACAGAGCGTGACTACCATGCGGGTTTATTTGAACTGTTCACCGACTTTCAGAATGATTTGCTTGTGGATCTTCAGAGAGCGACTCCTGCACTTGATCCATCCAAGCTCCCAGACTGAAAATCCAAATTACAGCCCTGGGCAAAAGTCCAGGGTTTTTTTGGTTTGTCATCCATGCCATCCTAATGTCCAATCTGGACCTTTGGGAAGCAAGGCCACCACTAGAGTCCCAAGCTCGAACATCAATTTTTTCTATAAAAAGCTGCTGGATGAACTATGCATCATGAAGCTTGCCAGCATAAAAAAAATATGTTATCGTACTTTCAGTTAAATCAATCGTGCATGACCGCCAGTTCTACCAATAATATAAACGACTTGGTTGCTGATCCAAGAAACGCCAGAAAACGCACAGCTCAATCGAAGGCGCTTCTTCAGGAATCGATTAAATCTTTTGGCGCAGCTCGATCTATTGTTATTGACGAGTCGAATACAATTTTAGCCGGCAACGGTACAGTTGAAGCCGCAGCCGCTCAAGGCATAAATCGAGTCCGCATTATTGAAACCGATGGCGATGAAATTATTGCCGTAAAACGGTCTGGTTTGTCCGATGCAGACAAGATCGGTCTCGCCTTGGCAGATAACCGTACTTCAGACCTAGCCGAGTGGGATGCACAAATGCTACAATCACTCGCAGCCGAACATGATGTGACACCTTGGTTTTCGGAGGATGATATAAATGAGTTGCTCGCCAAAGATGATGAATTTGACCCTGATGACCCGACTGAAGATCAGTCAGACAAAATCGACGCAGTTTTTCAAATTATCGTAAATTGCCGAAATGAAGAAGAACAAACAGCGACTTTGGACTATCTTTTGGGCCAAGGGCTCGACTGTAAAGCCATGAATGCTTGATTATGCCGAAAATTAATTTTAAAAAAACATCCGAAATAAAACGCACTGCAAGAGTTGCACAACTTGAGGGATTGTTCGACATTGCACCAGACCCTAAATCCACAGTCAGTTTTAATGTTGACATCCCAATCGAAGATTTTGACTGGAATGTCGGTGTTATTGTTGGTCCATCCGGTTCAGGTAAAACTTCGATCGCTAGTCAACTATTTGGCGATCGATTTAATCCTCAGTGGAGTTGGGATCAAGAAAAATCGATTGTCGATTCTTTTCCAAAGTCCATGTCGATTAAAGAAATCACTGGACTCCTGTCATCAGTTGGGTTTTCATCGCCCCCGAACTGGTTGAGACCGCATCATGTATTGTCCAATGGCGAGCAATTTCGTGTTAATATTGCACGCGGCTTAGCCGAATCACCTGATTTGCTTATCGTTGACGAATTTACGTCGGTTGTTGATCGGACAGTTGCACAAATAGGTTCTGCGGCCATCGCAAAGGCTGTTCGCAGACGAAATCAGAAATTTGTCGCTGTCGCCTGTCATTATGACATTCTTGAATGGCTACAACCAGATTGGGTTTTCGATCCATCTACCTCCCGCTTTGCGCGGGACTGTCTTCAACGACCTCAAATTACTATCGACGTTCAATCCGTATCGGGCAAAAAATATTGGCCGCTCTTTAGTAAATTTCACTATTTGAGTCACGACATCCATAATGGCGCAAAATGCTTTTGCGGTTTTTACAATGGCCGTCCAATTGCCTTTACTGCCGTGCTTACCATGCCGTGTCCACAAGGTACACGCTGGAAAGAGCACAGAACCGTGTGTCATCCTGACTTTCAAGGGGTCGGCATTGGAAATGCAATGTCGAACTTTATTGCCTCTTGTTTTCATGGCACTAGGGGGCGATATTATTTATCAGTAACAGCTAACCCGGCAATGGTTGCCTATCGTGCAAAATCACCGCTTTGGAACATGACAAGAAAACCGAAAAATAACTGCGATCAACGGCAACGTCGCAACACAAAAGCAAAAACACAGGCCATGACGCAATGGAGAAAAGCATTAACCACTGATAGAATTACAGCAAGTTTTCGATATTGTGGACCAAGTAATCCTGAAGCAGCTGCCGCACTCGGAATTAAGTAATGCCAAAACGACTGGACGGTAAAAAAAGTGCACCAAGGGCCTCAGCCGCTGAAAAGCAATATCGCGTCAACCGCCTTTTCAACTTAATTCGCAATGGCGGCACCAGAACGGATTGCATCCGATTTGCGGCACAAACCTGGAATCTCAGTGAGTCCACGACTGATAAATTGCTAGTGGAAGTAAGGAAGCAGTTAAAGCGAGATTTTGAAATTGATCGTGAGCAATTTGCCGCTGAACTCATGCAGCAAGCGTCGAGTATACAAATGGAAGCGCGCCGCACAAATAATTTAAATGTGGCGCTAGGCGCTATTAATACATTAGCCAGGTTGGCGCAGCTTGAATAATGACAAATATATTGGTTGGTCGATCAAGGGGTTGCATTTTGTCAACACCATTACCGGCGCTTGACCCTAATTATGATTTTTCAGAATTGCCCTCAAAACTATATGAGAGCTTAACTGGCCCGCAAAAAGAAGTTTATGATTCAACCAGCAGATTTAAGCTTTTGTGCTCTGGGCGACGTTTTGGAAAAACATATTTAAGCATTACTCGTCTTATTAATTGGGCTATAGAAAAGCCAGGTAGTTTAAATTGGTATGTGACAGCCAATTATCGCATGGCAAAACAAATTGCTTGGCGGCAATTGCGACAAATGGTGCCAGCAGAAGTTTTTTTATCGAAAAATGAGGCTGAATTAACCATTGAACTTAAGAATGGATCAATTCTAGCCCTGAAGGGGTCTGACAATCCAGATAGTTTGCGCGGCGTTAGTTTATCAGGTTTAGTCATTGATGAAGCCGCATATGTTAGACAAGATGCTTGGGAAATGGTTTTGCGTCCGGCATTGTCAGATCAAAGTGGTCCCGCTTGGTTTATTACAACACCAGCCGGATTGAATTGGTTTTATGACTTGTGGCAACAAGCCGAAGAGCTGTCTGATTGGTCTACTTTTTCTTATACAACAATTGATGGCGGCCAAGTATCAAAGTCTGAAGTTCAGGCCGCGCAAAACACATTGGATGCTAGAACATTTCGCCAAGAATATTTAGCGAGCTTTGAGGCACTGTCAGGGCGAGTCTATCCTGGATTCTCAGATGAAAACATATCAACTGATATTAAAGACGTTGGCGGCACAATTTATTGGGGAACTGATTTTAATGTCAGCATCATGGCAGGAGTTATTGGAAGTCGTGTTGGGGATACATTGCATATTTGGGATGAAGTTGCTGTAAAGCAGTCAAATACAGACGAAGTGTGCAAGATGTTGCGCGAAAAATATCCTAATCGCAAGATTGTTGCCTATCCAGACCCGACAGGCTCAGCGCGTAAAACTTCATCTGCTGGACGGACAGATCATGACATTATCAGACGATATGGATTTGGATGTGTCAGCCCTAAAGCACCATGGCCCGTAAAAGATAAGATAAATGCGACAAACTGGATGATTCGCACCGCCAATGATAAGATAAAATTATTCATACATCCGAAGTGTAAAAATACTATAAAGGCGTTAAAAAATGTAACTTACAAGCACGGTGCTGAAGATTATGTAATTGATAAAACAGCAAACATTGAACATTGGACGGATGGTTTGGGCTATTTAATCTTGGCAGAGTTCAATCCACTTTACGAACGAGCTGGTCATGGCACTGGAATTAGAATTTACTAGACAATATCAAGGTCAGGCACGGCAAAACAGTTTTGACTGCTGCGCCAGTGGACTAAACTAAAGTCAAAGACTTGCGAAATTTACGCGTGTACTCTGGCTTCTCACATTACGACCGGCAACTGTTCGCCAAGGTTTCAAAGGTCAACGATCCAAACTCAGCATGGCGCAATCAAGAGCCACACTGGATGCTGATTGAAGACCTGATGGGTGGCACCTATGAAATCCGCCGTCGTCATCGGCGCTATCTACCGCAAGAGCCACGCGAACTAGATGAAAGCTACGACCGCAGGCTGAGCACTTCAATCTGCCCGCCGTACTACCAACGCCTTGAACGGATGCTGGCTGGTATGCTCACGCGCAAACCCGTCAGGCTGAACGATACATCAGATAAGATCCGTGAGCAGCTTTTTAACGTTGACCTCAACGGCAACGACCTGAACGTTTGGACATACGAAACTGCCCGCAAGATGATCCGTTACGGTCACGTTGGCGTTTTGGTTGATGCACCGCGTGATGGTGGTAGACCTTACTGGACTTCATACACACCACGCGACATCCTTGGCTGGCGTACTGAAATCATTGATGGTGAACAGAGGCTAATGCAGCTTCGCCTATCAGAATCCATCATTGTGCCTGATGGTGACTACGGCGAAAAACAAGTGCAGCAGATCCGTGTGTTGTCGCCCGGTGAATTCAAGCTGTTTCAGCGTGACGAAAAGAAAGGTGATTTCCGCGTTGTCGATGAAGGTCGCACGAGCCTAAATCGCATCCCATTTGGTGTCGCATATTCCAATCGTGTAAATACATTGGAATCACGTCCACCACTGGAGGACATCGCCAACCTAAACCTCAAGGCATATCAAGTCCAATCGGACCTTGATAATCAACTGCACATCTCGGCAGTACCGATGCTTGCGTTCTATGGCTTCCCGTCTGCTGCTGAAGAAGTATCGGCTGGCCCTGGTGAAGC